TAGAGAGCAGATTAAAGATTTCTGGAGATGTGCAATTTGTGTAGCTGATGTGTCTGATTTACTAAAACTCGATAATCAGATCATGTTTATATTGCTGTGTATAGAACATTGAAGCAAGAATTGATTCGTCAAAAAAATCCTGGTATAGGTGTTTCTATCAGTGATGGATGCTTTTAAGCTATCAAAAATGTTGGATTTCATAAAAAAACATTGAGATATAAGTTCATTATCTACGAGATGCTAGCATGCTCTAGTAATTATTTATTTCAAATTCCATTTGCTATCTTAAGAGGATTTCTGTTATAATACGTCTTGATATAGCTGCTAGAAAGCAGAAATTCTTCGATAGCAAAGGAATCATTTTGTGAATGTAAAGAAGAAGGATTGGTCTAAGAAAGCAAGAGAAGCAGGAAGAGGCAAACCTGTACATCTCTTCCAAAAAGGGCAGTCAGGCAATCCAGCAGGAAAACCTAAAGGTATACATGGTGCATTTAATTTGCGAGAACTTCAAGCAGCTATTCGTCGTGTTGAAAAAGATAAGCGTATTCCACTTCTTGAACATCTTGTAAAACGTGCATATAAATCAGACACTGTTTTAATTGCACTTGGTAAGAAGCTCCTTCCTGATTTGAAATCTATTGAAGGTTTGATTGCAACGTTTGAAGATTCTATGCCTAATGACTTGGCAGCAAAGATTCAGCAAAAATTAATTGAACGTTTTAATGGTGATTAATTTTTTATAAAGAATAGAGAAATAACAATATTGATTTCTAGTATGAGCACTAAAAATTATTTTTTTTATAAAGAATTATAAATGGCAGTGATACCAGTAGCAGTTGTTGAAGATTATTGTGTGTTTGCTGGAGGCATCGGCACAAAGGCAGGCGTTGCAAAAGCCGGTGGGTGTACTCTGGCTTGGCTGAAGGCTCAAAACTATAATCCTGCAAAGATGTTTGGTACAAATGGCGGTTGTCTGTATTCTGATGCGGAGGATTACGGCCCTGTTCTTGATGTCAGTTGGAAATTCACCTGGACAGGTTTGATAGAAGTAGGGATGTGTGCCTGGATTGAAGAATTGCTCTTCGGTGCTATATCTTCACGATACAAGATTACCGCAAACCCAGCATCGGGTAAGTACGTTACGGGATACGAGCCGTCTTGGTATGGAATGACTGTCAGTTTTGTAGCCTCCACAAAGAAGATTAACTTTGGGTCAGCAGAAGCAGATGGTTTAACTGAGGGCGATAAAATATCTGTGCCTTCGCCGTCTATCAATGCCGGTATTTACACCGTTGCTTCTGTTGATGAAGAAAATTATAATTGGGTTACAGTATCCGAAGAGCTTATTGACAATGAAACAATTGCAGTTACTATAGTTCCTGCTGTAAGTGTTTATGTCGGTGGAGCGTATAGTAGCCTTGCCCTTGCGTCGGCTGCCGCAAATATCAGTGCTGCTGCTTTCAATGTATTTGTGTTCACCAACAAGCCTGAAACGCTTGCCGCGACAATTACTCCGGCAGGTGGCTCGGTCGCTAAAATGACCTGGGTGAGAATTATTGGGTATAATACTACCTGTCTTGATATGCGGGAAGACGGCGCGTATTATGAATCTGCATTCACTGTGCATAAGAATACTGTACCTGATGAAACGAAGTGCGTAAAGTTAGATTGTAATGCGGGAAATTTCCACGGCCTGTCAGTCGCGGTTAGTAATGTACAAATAGAGAATTTGTACTTCTATAACATACTTCGTTCGGCTGATACTCGACATACTTTATATTTCAGCGGAACAATTTATAACTTCGCTGCTGTAAATTGTCGATTCGACAAGGGAAACCGTTTGAAAAATTCCAGTCTTACTGGCGGATGTTTTTGTATGCACGATTGCTGGGTAGGCAATGATTGGGTTGAAACAGGCCCGACTTACAGAGTAATCATCATTGCCGGTGAAGTTCTGGTATCTGTAAGTAATTGTGTACTTGGCAGTTCTGGTGCAAATGCTGTGTTCATGCCAACTAAGGCGATTCAAATAGTAAATTCTATTTTCTACAAGTCTTACAAAGCTGTTTGGTTACAAACTGCTGCTTCTGCTATGAAAGTTTCAAACTGTATATTCATTGATTCACTTGGTTGTGCATTAAATATCAACGTTGCTATCTGTAGTGCAGATTTTATAAACTGCATCTTCATCGGAAACTCTGTGAGCGTGCCTTTTGTCAAAGTAGAATCTGGCAAGTATGGCGGAGTACGAGTTTCGCATTGTTGTATTGTTGCAGCCAATGGTAATCAGCTGACGGATAAGTATGCTCTGCAATCCGGACAGCAAGACCCAGAGGAGATAGGCGTTATCGAGGTTGACCCGCAGTTCGTGGATTATGCAAATAGAGATTACAGACTTCTACCAGGAAGTCCATGCAAGGGAACAGGTTATTCTTCTGGAGGAGTGTCTGTAGATATGGGAATCGTGCAGAAGCAGAGCGTTTTTAGAGGTATGCGATGCTAATTAAAAATACAGCGAATCAAAAAGCAATAATTTATGTGCACGATACGTTGGCTGATATACCAAAAACTGGATATGCAGCAAGCATTGTTGGACACATCTCAAAAGATGGTGCAGCATTTGCACCAACGAATGATGTGAATCCAACAGAACTTGGATATGGTCTTTATGTATTTGATTTATTGCAAGCAGAAACAAATGCTGATACAATAGTTATTGTTGGAATTCCTGCTAGTACTCAATTTGCAATACAGCCTGTTATGTATAATGTTATTTCTAATCTTGCTGACAGTCTTGTTCAACTTGCTCGAATCAATGCTCTGATCGAAGATGCTGGAGGTGATCGATTTAAAGCAAAGGTTCTAGAACTTGCACCAACAGCAGAAATGTCCGAAGCAGAATTACATGCTGCTTTAGATTCTTATACAGCTGAAGATGGTTCTATTGGTTTAATTCGAGACATGCTTGAGTCAGATAAAGTTATCGTAACAACAACAGAACCTTGGACTTTGGAATATCGACACAAGACAACAAAAGAAGTATTGTTAACACAAGCATTGAAAAATACAGCAGGTGAAGATATAACAAGCAAAGAAAATGTACTTGGAAGTCTGGAACTATCAGTATGAAATTTTCCTTTAAAATAAAATGTCAACATTGTGTTGGAATAGAAGATACTATCAGTACTGCCAACTGCAAGCTTTGTGAAGGTAAAGGATGTCTTCGTATTGGTTGGATTGAATGGGTTTGTTGGCAGATAGCAAAATATTTCAAAACACTTATAGAACATTATGGAGATCAATGAAATGTTTACCAAAACAAAAGATAAAAAATGGCCTAGCATTAGCAAGGGAGGTCCAGGTTCTGGTAGATATCCTGCTGGGAGTGGTGAAGGTGATAGTGGAAAAGGAAATAAAGGAAAAGGAAAAAGTTATGCTGATCTTTCAGCTAAGGAACAGATTGCTTATTTGACTCATGTGATGAATGCAAATAAAAAGAATCTTCCTAAAGGTGGAATAATTAGTTTTCGTTCAAAATAAAATGATAGCAACCCAAGAAAAATCAGTTCTTTCTTTAAGTGAAATCAAATGGCTTGGTGAACCAATTGCTCTTTACCATCCATTAGACAATGATCAACAAACATTTCATCATTCCATAGCAAATGCACGATGGTTGTTTGGAGGCAATCAATCTGGAAAAACACATACAAACATGATGGATCTTGCTTTATTGTGTTTAGATATTCATCCTATCAGAAGATGCTCCAAAGGACTTCATTGGGTTTGTATTGAAAGCTGGGAACAAGTTCGTGACATTCTCTGGGAAGATAAACTCAAAAAGTTTATTCCTGCGCATCACATATATGATATTGCATATGGACAAGATCATGTTCCACGAAAAGTTTATTTGAGAAATGGACACATCATAGAATTCAAAGCTTTTAATCAAGGAAGAAATCTCTTTCAAGGAAGAGCAATTGATGACTGTCGATGTGATGAACAATGTGAGCATGATTTTCAGGGAATTTTTAATGAGCTTCAAGCACGATTAATGGCGAAGAATGGCAAACTTTCTTGGAGTATGACACCTATCATTCCTCAACCTTTGCTCGAAGAACGAATGGAAAATCTTCCAGAAACAGATGAGATTTTTCATATTGATTTGAATTCGAATCGGCTGAGTGAAGGAGGATACATTGAAGATAAACGCATTGATGATTTGATTGAAGAATGGCCTGAAGAAGTTCAAGCGACACGTATAGAAGGAAAATTTGCTTCTTTCTATGGTGCTGTTTATAAAACTTTTAGTAGGCAACTTCATATGATTCAACCATTTGCAATTCCAGAATGCTGGCCGAAGTTTAGAAGCTTTGATTTTGGTTTTACGAATCCTTTTGCATGTCTCTGGGGTGCAATGGATGGAGATGGTAATTGGTATATTTATCGAGAATATTATAAAGCTAAAACTGGAATTCATGAACATATTGCTTCAGTCAATCATTTTAGTAAAAACGAAACGTATTTCAAGAACATTGCTGATCCAGAAGATGCTGATGCTCGCAATGAATTACGTAAAGTTGGAATCATAACTATTTCTGCTCGAAAAGATGTATCAGCAGGAATTGAGCATGTTCAATCCAAACTTAAAATAAAGAGCAATGGAAAACCAAGTTTGTTTATCTTTAATACTTGTCGTAATACATTAAGAGAAATGGCAGTGTATCATTATCCAAAAGGATCAAATTCAAAAAATCCAAAAGATGTTCCTGAAGCTGTTGATGATCACACCGTTGATGCTCTGCGTTACATGCTTTATACTATTGAAAAACCTTTTGCAAAAGGAAAAATTGTATGAATAAAGAAGTCTTATGGCCTAGCATTAGCAAGGGAGGTCCTGGTTCTGGTAGATATCCTGCTGGGAGTGGTGAAGGTGATAGTGGAAACCCAAAGGTCGTAGGAGGTAAGGAAGGGAAGAAAGAAGGGGAAGGGGAAGGGGAAGGAAAGAAACCAAAGGAAAAGGGGGGTGTAAAAGCATTGGAAAGGATATCTAGGAAAGTTAATATGACAGCATCAGTTTCGGAGGAGAGGAAAGCGGTTATACAGACCACGGTGGCTGAAACGCTTGACAAACTGAATGGAACTGCTGTTCCTCGGCTGAACACTTTCCAGGCTGGTTCTCAAG